GGCTGTTCATTTAGGAGCTAAACTCCCGGACAATCTTGCGCTATCACAACGGACTTACGACCTTGATAGCGAAACGACTGCAAGTGCAATAAGGGATCTGACTAAGAACCTTTATTCAACCGACATAATAAAGAACAGGATGCTTGAAGTTCATACCGCAGCTGGGATAAAGATTGATCCAGGGCGGGAACTGAAGAATTTAGCCGGAAGGCTTTTTAAGGGAGAGCAGGAAGAAATCGGCAAGATCCTGATGAACAACAACCCAAATGACGGGGTGCAAGGAGAAGCAACACTATGGAAGCTCACTCAGGGCATTACTTCATACGCTAACCGGGAAGATGTCACAGCCCGGAGGAGAATGGAGCTTCAGGAAATTGCAGGAAGCATTATGAACGGCATCACAAATAAATAAGTATTAACATAGGTACTTCCCCGGACAATACCGGGGGAGACCTTTTAATCGCAATAGAAATGACAACCGAGGGCAAGAAATTATTTAGTTTAGCTTGTGATATAACAAAGACACAAGCCGGGGAAATTGAAATTCCACTTGAGTATCGAGTAGCAGCGCTTGAAGAACGAGTTATTCAATTGAGTAATCTCATAGATGAGCAGATTAAGTTCAACAAAATGATAATAGACACATTGCGATCTTTTTAGTTGATAACTTGTTTAAAGCCGTCAGGGATATAACAAAATATATTCCTATTTTTGCAGAAAAGAACGATGAAAGCAATACTAAATATTAAGGAAGCAATAAGGCATTTCAATACCAACAGGCCTGAAGGAGTAACAGAACTCACTTCAGCAGGCTTGGCATTGATGGTTTTTGCAGACAAGAAATCGAGTGACGAAAGCAAAGTTGTTCTTTTTTATCAAATAATCAATAACCGCAGGAGATTCGTTGATTTGAATTGGCTGGTTAAGATTTCAGAAATTACGGGTTACCCCCCGGAAAAGTTGATATATTACACTAATAAAACCGTTAATTATGGAAAACAAAATGACAATGCTCCCGGAACTACGGGGCAAGATGACAGACAAGCTCCTTCAGAAGTCGCAGGAAATGGAGGAGCAACAAGCCTTTTGGGCTAGACTTCAAAGATTTATGGAAATTGTTAATGGGGAGGTTGAGGGAGACAAGCTTCAGGAACACCCCATTGTGAAGGATTGCAAATATCTTCCGATTAGCCATATGGAAATGGCACTTGACGAAGTATTTTTCGGACAATGGAATACCACTAATTTTAAATGGCAGGTGATCTCAAATGAGATTGCAGCTTCGCTTGAACTATCGGTATTTCATCCCCTGACTAAAACGTGGATTACCCGGACAGGAGCAACAGCAGTTCAGATAATGGTGGATTCAATACCGGAGGCTGAAGCTAAAAAGATGACAAGACAGGAGAAGAACGCTTGGGCAGTAGATGTGAATAATAAAAAACCCGGAGCTTTGGCAAACGGAGGATTCGCAAAATTGAAAGCGGAGTGTTTTAAGAATGCCTGTATCAGCTTAGGCAGATATTTTGGGCGTGACGTAAACAGAGAACACAGGGCTGAAGATTATCTTGGAACTATTAAAGATCCTGACGAAAGGAAGGAAGAATTAAGGAACCGTATCAGCGAAATGATAATTGATAATCAAGACACGGAGGAAGTTGCAGAAATAACCCGTATGATCCTTGAAGCTGAGGAATCAGGAACTAACACGATAGAATTTTACAAGTCAATAATCTTAAAACTTAAAGGGAATGGAAATAACGATAAATGAGGAGTTTCTCAAGAAAAGCCCCGTAAGCTATTCCCGATTAAAGGAATTTCGCAAGTCACCCAGACACTATGTTCACAGCTTTGAAAAGCCATTTATTGAAACAGATGCTATGATACTAGGGAGGGCTGTTGATTGCATTTTGATTGACGGAGAGGATGAATTTAACAAGACCTTCCTTCCATACACTAATTTCGCAAAGCGCAGTAACGATGCTAAAGCTGAATGGGAAGCTATGCTGAACAGAGCAAGGGCTGAACATAAAACTATGATAACGACAGAATTATTAGCTACGGCTCACGAATGCGTTAATGCACTAAGGAATTACCCCGAAGCTAGACCGTATCTTAATATGAGGCGCAGGCATCCCCGGTTGTTTTGGACTGACAGGGAAACTAAACTACCCTGCACCGCAGCTATTGATTGGGATTGCCAGATAGATAGGCAGATGTGTATAGTTGATTTAAAAGTGACAAAGGATGCAGACCCGGAGGAATTCAGTAAGTCTGTTTGGAGCTGGGAGTATTACATACAAGTCGGATCTTATTTAGAGGCATATAAGAATACAGCCTTTCAATTTCCGATGTTCGTATTCATAGCCGTTGAAACAGATGATCTTCACAACGTATCAATCAATTTTGTGGAGAATAAATATGCGGAGTTTTGCCGGGAGGAATTTCTCGGTACTCTGAGGGCTTTCCGGTATTGCCTTGACAATAACCTTTGGCATATGGGATATGAGTTCAGGTTAATGGACACAATGAGTTACTTCCCGGTAAGAAAACCCGCATGGGGCAAACCATTATTTGGCAGTTGGGATCAAAAATAAAGGGGAAATTAAAATTATAGAAAAATGAAAATAAAAATTAAAGATTTAGAACCTAATCCATACAGGGATTTGAATAATTACCCTATGGATTTAGAAAAGATTGAGAGCTTGAAAGCTTCAATCATTCAAACCGGATTTTGGGACAATATACTTGCAAGGAAACAAGACGGCAAATATCAAATTGCCTATGGACATCATAGACTTGCCGTTCTAAGGGCAATATTTAATCCCGATGATGAAATTGATATTCCGGTAAAAGATTTAGATAACGCCACTATGATTCAGATAATGGCAAATGAGAACATGGAACAATGGCAATCATCCCCGGCAGTTGTACTTGAAACTGTAAAAGCAATCAGGGACTTCCTTAACTCCGAGTTGGCAAAGTGTGAGACGTGGGAGGAAGCAACCTCTAATAAATCTATTAGAGGTCTATTTGAAACTCAAAGATCATTTGAAACAACTAAAGGTTCAGGTGTCGGCCAGACGACGATACTGAAGTTTTTAGGAACCGGATGGAAACAATGGATGATACAGGATTCATTGAAAGCATTGGAACAAATAAGTTCAGGAGAATTAGATGAGGAAGCTGCAAAAACCCTTCCTTCGGTAAGACATCTAAAAGAATTTTCAAAGGAATTATCTAAAGCCAATGAAAAAATATCCAAAGAGAAACAAAGGAAAATAGTTAAGCAGATAAAAAAGGACGAAACTCCTAGTCGGGGAATCGGGGCTAAATTTTTAGAGGAAAAATGGAAACCGATTGGGAAGGACAAAAAAGAGGATATCAAGAAAAAAGAAAAGATGCTTGAGTTTGATACCTTTTTATCAGATACTCACAAATTGTCTAACGATCTAGCAAATAGGATCAAATTAATAGATTCATTCAAGGAGGAATTAGGTTCGGATATTGTAGTGGATAAATTAAATTCAGCTATGCTTACAGTAAGCTTTAAAAGGCTGCTCCTCTTATTAACAAATATTATAAAATAGAAAAATATGAAATCAGTAATTGCACTTGAATATTTGATTTTGGAAGTTCTTGAAAAAGAACTTGCCGGAACGGATCAGTTTTTATCAGAATCACAAATAGCTTACCGGGCAAATGGATTGAGCTATGAAAAGAAAATAGAAAGAGACACTCCAATAAGTGGATCTTCAGTAAAATTACGAATGCCTAGAGTGAGGGAAATAGCTAACGGAAAAGGGATGACTATAATTGCACACCGCATAAAAGATCAGGAAGCAAATAGTAAAAATCTGAAAGTATTAGGATGGAAGATTGCGGGAGAACAGGACACAGATTACATACATAATGAACTAGAGATAAGGAAGCAGCTCAGCAATGGCAATTATGCTAATTTCAATAAGATTGCAAAAACCGCAGTAAGGAAAGGATTATTGGAAGATGCTAGTATTCCAAAACTTACTGAAAGATAATAGTTGTTAAAAACTATATTTCTGAATATCAATGTATATCATACCTTTGAAGCGACTAATAATTTTAGAAAATGGAAAAACAATTTGAACCGCATTTCAACGGGAGTGATTACCTCCCGGAACTAGATCACAAAAGATTGAATAATCAGATTGATCGAGTGTTCCGCTTAATGAAAGATCAACGATGGCGCACATTACAAGAAATTGCAGAGGCTACCTTAGACCCGCCGGCTTCGATATCTGCGCAATTAAGGCATCTGCGAAAGGACAGGTTCGGGAATCATACCATTAATAAAAGACGAAGGGGCAATCCTGGAATAGGGCTGTTTGAATATCAGTTGATTCCCAATTATGAACAGGGCAAACTATTTTAGCTATGGGAACAACTAAGATAAAAGAACCAGCATTCCCATTATACAGTCAGGATTTTATAATAGGCTGTGCCGATCTGAAATGGCAGGATATTGGGAAGTATATTACGCTGCTATGTTACCAGCATCAGAAAGGGCATCTTACAGATGATGTCATAAAGAAGCTGATAGGTAATTTCTCCCCGGAGCTAAAGATGAAGTTTGTTCAGGATAGCGAAGGAAGATATTATAACGAAAAGCTTGAGGGAGTGTTAATGAAACGGAAAATGCACAGGGAAAAACAGTCAGAAAATGTCACAAATCGTTATACCAAAATGCTACCAACAGAGCTACCAAAATGCTACCAAGACCCCTACCAAAATGCTACCAACGGGGCTACCAAAATGCTACCTTTAGAAAATGAAAATAATAATAATATAAGAATACAAGAATATAGAAGAATAATACCACCTAGTTACAAGATAGTAGATATATATTGTAAAATGAGGAAGAATAATATAGATGCTAGATACTTTGTTGATTATTATAGTGCTAGAGGATGGGTTTACGGTAAGCAGAAAACAGCGATAGTTGATTGGCAGGCTGTCGTAAGGACATGGGAAAAGAATAATGCTAAGCCAAACGGATCAAATATAAACTTAACAGAGCTGAACGATGAAAAGAACAGATACAAGCGATAGTTTGGGGAAAGTTCCACCTCATGCTATTGAAATTGAAGAAGCGGTGTTGGGAGCTATGATACTGGATTCAGCCTGTCTTGATGAAGTGTTTCAAATACTTTCGGGGAAGATGTTTTATATGGAAAGGCACAAATCAATATTTGAAGCTGTGGAAGTATTGTATAAAGCTAAAAACACGGTTGATTCAATAACTCTTTACACATATCTCAGGGATTGCGGAACGCTAGATGCGATAGGTGGATTAATGTACCTGAATAAATTAACGTCTAAAATTATAAGTTCGGCGAATATCCGGGAGCATTGTCTGATAGTAAAGCAAAAATACATACAGCGTGAAATGATACGGATAGGCTCTGAGCTTGAAAAACGTGGCTTTGATCCATACTTAGATGTTAAAGATCTGATAGAATATGCAGAAAAAGAGCTGTACGATTTAGGAGGGATGACAGACAGTAAAGAAGCGAAAAGCATAGGATTTCTTTTAAATACGATCGCAGACCTGATAGCAAAAAGGGAGAAAAGCGAAGCAAGGCTTGTCGGGATTCCTTCCGGTATCACTGAATTAGACAGAATTACTTTGGGATGGCAGCCGGGAGATCTGATAATCATAGCTTCAAGACCTTCAATGGGGAAGAGTGCTTTAGGAATACAATTTGCGAAGGTGGCTGCACAAATGGAGCATCCCGCATTACTATTCAGCCTAGAAATGACAGACATACAATTAGGGGAACGGTATCTATCGACAGAAACCGGGGCTGATACCTATGATATCAAGCAAGGGAGGAATATAGATTGGCATAAAATAGAATCATCCCTTAACAGCAACCGTAATGTTCCGCTATGGATTGACGATTCTCCGCATATGAATATTTACGAGTTCCGTTCTAAGGTCAGAAAGGCTAAGAAGAAATACGGGATTGAATTAGTGATTTGCGACTATCTGAGTTTATTTACTGGCGACGAATCAAAAGACAATATGAGTGAAAAGTACGGTTCAATTTCAAAGATGTTCAAATCAGTAGCAAAGGAATGTGAAGTTGCAGTTATAGCATTGGCTCAGCTTAACAGATCAACTGAGATGAGAGCCTCTCAGCTCCCAAAACTATCAGACCTAAGAAACTCAGGAGAAATAGAGCAGGATGCTGATATTGTAATATTCCCGGTAAGATATAAAGTTATCGGAATAGACCACGATGATAAGGGGCGAGATCTTTCTGAAATGGCAAGGATAGATATTGCCAAAAACAGAAACGGAAGGCTGGGAATACTTAATATCCGGGTTAGTCATGACTGTATGCAATGGGGAATAGCTACTGATGAAGATTACTTCGGGGAGGTTGAAACACAATACAATCCCGAAGAATTTACAGAATCAAAAGCACAAAAAGAATTACCATACTGATATGAAATTTGATAGATATATTGGAATTGATGCCGGGAAAGGGGGAGCAATAGCTCATATTTCTTCCGGGCGATCAGCAAAAACTGTTTTGATGCCTGATTCAGTTGAGGAACTCGATAGATATATAAACTACCTGAAAGATATTTCAGAATGCCCGATTGCCTGCGTGGAGAGGGTAAGTTTATGGAGAAGTGATGCAGCTCAAGGGAAGGCTTTTGGGATTGAAAAGATGACAAGAAATCTCAACGAGATAACAACTGTTTTAAGAATTGTCAAGATCCCATTTATTCAGATATATCCTATTCAATGGCAGTCGTATCTAAATCTCCGGGTTACGGGCAAAGAGGAATACAGCGACAGGAAAAGAAGGCTGAAAGAAGTGGCTCAACGTCACTTCCCGGAGATTAAAGTAACCCTAACAAATTCTGATGCACTTCTGATAATGGAATTCATTGGATTAAAATGTCAAAGGGAGCCTGAATGGGTTTTGAAAAGGCTTCCCGTTTCGATAGTAAACACATTAAACTTTCAAGGCGATGAGTGAGGTAACTATATTTGGATCAATAACTGAGAAAGGAGCTTTAAAAGCTGTTTTCACAGCAGAATATTACGACCTAATAAAACGTAATAGAAATAAACGAATTATAATAAAAGTTGAAGTATTGCCTGAAGATGGGACAATGCTTCAGGAGGTATATTTCAAAAAAGCGGTTCTTCCCTGTCTGCAAAAGGGGTTTTATGAGACGGGGAGTGATATGAGCTTATCAGATACGAAAGAAATGGCAATCAGAATGTGTCCAGCAACGGCAGATCTCGACATAGATGAAAAGCTTTCAAAAGAACAAATGAGGCAATTAATAGATTGGGCTGTCAGGCTTTGTGCCGAGCAGTTTGGGATAATAGTGCCGGAACCCGGAACTGAGATATGAAGAAATATTTTGAGTGTAATAAAATATATTATACTTTTGTAAGATAGAAATAGTAATAACTAAAAATCAAAACAGATGAATGGATGTGCAGAATCACAATTTGAGCTTCAGAAGATAAAAGTTCTGAAGGGCGGTTCCGGGGTTGATATTGAGTTCAATGTACTTCGGGAAGATGCCGGGGCTACGGTAACAGATCGTTACACAAAAGAAACCGTGACGTTTCCTCACCATGATCTTTTAATAGCAATAGAATCGCTAAAAGATTATTTGATCCGGGCAGTCGGAAAAGAAACGATACACAGCGAAAAGTTAATTGCTGGATTCAAAGGGAAATTCAAAAAGGAAGCTGAATTTGCCGAGCTTGAAAAAGCTATTGAAGATCACATCAAGGGAGAAAAGACAAAGATCACAGTAACGGGGATTGCAATATCGGGCTATGATTCCAACAAGGGAGTTATCATAACCGGGACATATCTTTGCAAGAACGGTTCCAAGATTGCGATTAACTCTCCCCGGATAAGGTTTGAAGGAGAATCATTCGGATTTGAGGGTAAGTTACAGGATCTTTGCCTGATAATTCAAACAGAGGCATACCTATACACTTTCAAAGACAAACAGGCTCAGCAGCAGATAGTATTTGAATCTGAAGAATAATGCAGAAACACACTAAAGTATATTTTCGGTATTTTGATTATGGGGAGCAAGATATGATACCTTGTGAGATTTGCGGTGCGAGAGCTGTTGACATTCATCATATCACAGGAAGGGGAAAAGGGAAAGATGTTATAGAGAATTTAATAGCTTTATGTTGGGAGCATCATAACGTAGCGCATAAGATTAACAACAAATATACTCAGGCTTATTTATCAGAAATTCACAAACGTAAACTTAAAAGCTAATTGCTATGATAATCACACAGGCTATGTTAAGAGGAATA